AATAATGAACATAACTACTTTCTATAGAATTGATCTGGGTTTGTACATTTGAAGTTACTCCGCTTAAATAGCTGAGTTCAGTAGATGTTGCTCCTCCGAAAAGATCTCCAAAGGTTATTCCTTTGTTGGCCGCATCACCGGATTCGGAAATATCTTGCACAATAAAGACATCACCGGAAGCGAGCGAACTAAGAGTTGATAATTGTGATATTTTTCTATCTGCCATATTTATGTTGGTGATGTTCTGGTATTCCAAGAATCAGCTGTTGGTGATGTTCTGGTTCCCCAAACTTCACCAATTGTTAAATAGATCTTATCTCCGTTTTCTTGCAACAAGAAATCTCCATTTTCTTGAAGCAAATAAGTTTGATTATAAGATGGTGATGTTCTTGGTGTCCAGTTATTCGCCATATTGTAAATTATTATCGTTTGGTAAGCTTGCTTTCATCCGGGATACATCCCTGTTGGTAAGGCCATCGATCATCTCGCTTTTCTTGGCCTCATATTCATTCATACTATTGATAGCTTCATTTTGCTTTCCTCTTGATTTAAATACATATTGCTCCATCCCTAAAGAAATAAGCCAATGGTAATCTTCCGGGACTAAAATAGCAGATTCATTTGCATCAGAAGCCAGATCAGCCACGCTTGCTATTCCATAAGCTTTGATCTGTTTGTTTCCGGCTCCTCCAACTTCATCCGGCTTCCATTCCGGGGCAATAAAAAAACTCCTATCTCCAATAAAATAGATAGGATTTGCTTTGGATTGGTTTTTTACATAATAACTCCAATCCTTTTCAAGTTGTCTGGGATCTACTTCCCGAGCCGTAGTATGGTAAGTATCAGTGCTGTGGCCTTTAATAGCTAAACGCATCAATTTTCTCATTCCCACACTCGTTGAACTTGCTTTCGGGAATAAGTATTCGCCGTTTACTCTTTCAGCTGTTTCATTGTCCTCGGCATCAATGGTCCAGATCTCGAAAAAATAATTTTCCGATACATCTTTCATGATAGTTTTAGCAATATCTTTCCGGATAATGTTAAACCATCGCAATTTGTCATCGGAGTCAACTTGATTTGATTTGGTATGGGCATTAGACAAAGCTAACGCCATTATTTCAGCTACTGTCATATAGATATATAAGTATAAGGTCAAGGCCACCACTATAAGTGATGACCTTTTTTTAGACTTATATAGCAGTACAACCGGTTTCAATCCTAACCATAGCATTCTGTTGAAGGATCTTAGATGCGAAAGCAACCTTAGAACCAACTTTTCTCCTTTGAGCCAAAGGATCACTATCAGAAGCAACGGCCGGAGTAACGTAAGATTTCAAGGTTTGGAAGTCGGCCACACCATAAGCTCTTTGTCCAACAACCAAGCACGGATATACTTCGGTCGAAGACGAGAACTTCTGAATGTGAGGAGCTTGCACGACACGAACGCCATTCAAAGCACCGATCTCTCCTTTGAAGATCTTGTCCGGGGTAACGTACTTGTTGACCTCTAACCAATTACCGGTTCCGGTTTCACCCCTAAGATCATAGATCTGATAAGGATGGGCATAAGCCACAAAGTATCCATCAATTCTCGGAGCATACAATGCATCCAATTTGGCGGAAGCTTTGTTTAACAAGGAAGCGGTTAAAGTATCAGAAGCACTCAATCCGGTTCTGGCGGTAGCACTACCGGCATAAATGACGTTAGTACCGGCCATAATAACGGACTGAATTTCTTTGTCGATCCTTCTTGCCATAGCGGCACCTACCTCTACGGAAGCACCTTTCAAGAAGTTAAGTACGTTTAATTCGATAAGCATGTCAGACAAAGACACCACAACACGATATTGTGTCGGAGTAGCAGTGATGACAGTGGCATCGAAATCGATTGAAGTCGGAGTAACACCGTCAGTGGTATTATCACCTTCGGTTACATCGTCTTCACTAATTTGAGTAAACTTGGCCCAGCCAACAGTATTGTAGCCGGAAGGAACATCGGGCTTGGCACCCATCTTATAAAAATATAAATTGGGCTCAAAATTTTCCAAGACCCTTCTGTTCAACCAAGTTTGCAGCACGCCGGAATTTAATTCCGCACGAGTTAAAGCGGTTGTGTAATCGCTCATACAAACTTATTGCTTGTCCTTTTTATTGAGTCCAATAAAAAAGCAAGCCGGTTAAGAATAAAAGGATCATACCAAGCTTGCTTTCAAGTATGTAAAAAAGTTGTTGTTATACGTCTAATTGACCGGCACTCTGCTCTCCTTGCAAATACTTTTCCATCTGATCAGTACTCATCTGGCTAACTTTTTTAGGACCTTGACTCAACTTGGTCTTTGATCTTGAGCCGGTTTTAGTAGTGTTTTGGGGAGTATTTGCTTCACCTGTTTGGCCTTTCTCAATGGCCTCTTGCCCGAGCTTCATGGCTAATGCACCGAAAGCGGAAACGCTTTTGTGCTTACCCATGATCTCCTTTAGTCCCTCTTCCCGGGATTTGGCAAGCTCGCCAAAGTTTTGGTCATTGGACAGTTCAGAAATACTCTCGGTGATGGATTTTTCGGCGGCCTGTTGATCACTCTCTGCTTGCTTTTGTTGATTGAGCATGTCATTCAACATCTGCTTAGCTTGAGATTTGGTCAACGGCTCTTCCGTGTCTTCATCAGAAGACCCTTCACCCTGACCCAACTTATTAGCAAGAGTTTCCATCTTCTCGTTCATTTGGGAAAGCTGTTGTTTAAGTTCCGTATTCTCTTGATCTTTGGCCGCAGCTTCTTCTTTGGCCTCGTTGCGGTCTTTTAACAGCTCCTTGAAACGATCAGGTTTGGGCTCTTGTTTGTTGGAGTCATCATCTGCCTCACCGGCTTCTTGTTTTGAAGGTTCCTCTTCCTCTTCACCTTCAGAAGGTTCATGAGGAATAATGGGATCTACTTCATCTTCACCTTTTGTTTTGGCCGGTGTGGCGGCGGCAGAAGTGTCGTCTGCCGAAGTTTCTTCATCGAAAGCATCGGTTAATGCTTTATCCAAAGCTTCCTCGTTTCCGGGTTTGGATAACTCATCAACCACGTTATCGATGTTCTGATTTTCATCTGACATAAGTTTTGTTTAGGAAGTTATATGCTGCTTCCACAGCTCTATACTTCTATTATAATATATTTAAAAATCTCCGTCAACGAATGTTTCCACTTCTTCCAATTGCTCTTCGGCATCTTCTTCATCATCTTCATAAGCATCCATTTCTTCCTGCGGCTGCTCTCCGGTTCCGCTTAATCCTTCTATCATGTTATCCGGAAGTTCTAAAACTTCCTGCATAACCTGCTTTTTAATTACGGAAATATCTCTTTTGGAATATTCCGCCTTGCTATCAGCTCCAATTGTATTTATGATCTGATCCGCTTCTTGGATGTTTTTCTCCATGATCTGGCATAACTGCTTCCAACCATGGGTTTGTTTAAAATCTTTCCAATTGGAAATTTCGTTTTTACTGCTTTGTGGAATTTTAAGATGACTCATATTTTTCACTTAGATAAGAATAACCATTATATGTAAAATAGTGTTTGCATTGAACAGTAGTATCAACAATGATCCGATAACCTTTTTGCTTGGCCAGATCGTAAAAGGGGTAATCATCATCGTTCTGCTCCCAGTCAAGCCATGATATTTCACTTAAAGCAGAGGCCGGAATAAGCACGCAATCCATCCCCATGCCGTCAACTCTAACTTCAGCTGACTGTTGCTTGAATATTTCTGTTTGTTCCTGTTGGCTCTTTTCATGTATCCATGCCACTGCACCCCGAGGATCGCCATTATCCGCATTGTGCCTGCCCCAGTAAACTCCTCCGACTATCTTGTCATCAGTATCAAAATGCCTTAACAATCTTTCCAAAACATCAGCCGGGGGGATCGTGTCCACTCCCATAAAGAACAAATAATCATAACCTCCATCCAAAGCCATTCGCCGGAAAAACTCTCGTTGTTTTTTAACTGCATTTTGAGATCCGAATTCAGATGGATCTAATCGCAAGATAACTTCTTTATCCGGATAGGTTAATTCATTGGCCCGGTTCATAGCATGCTCTAATGAATAGTTTTTGTTTGTGTGATGTGGAATGCCCACTAAAATTTTAGTCATAATTTTTTAATCCAAGTATGGTTATCATGTTTATAATTAACAATAGCATTGGCCACGCTTCCCAGATCAATGGTTCCTACCTTGATCCGACTTTTCCACAACCTCTTCTGCACTACATTGGCTGTCATAGAAAGACATAATAAGATAATATCATTCTCTTTGGCCATCTTATAAACCTCCGGATACCAGTCATCAATGGTGTTATATGCTTGAGAACTCGGAGTAGATACAACATCTTGTACTTTAAATACCTTGCTGATCCCTTCCAAATGTTCACCGCCAACAAATCCGATCCTGTATTTATTAAATAAATTGACCAGAGTTTTCCACAAGAGAGGTTCGGTGGCGTAAATGTAATGAAACAATACCGGATTGTAAAATGTTTTACTGGCATGATGATCCTTGGTAATTGCCATTAACTTATCATCATTGTCAAAAGGCATGAAAAATCCGGGACCGGCCTTTTCTTCCTTGGGCATCCGGGCCACATTCCCGATCAAATAACCGGGATCATCTATTTCAAAGGACTCTATTAACTCTTGTTTGAATTCCGGAGAATTGTATTGAGTATATTCATGGCCTTCAAAAGATCCATTAAGCATCATCAACTCACCATCTCCGAATCTGGTATAAGCAAATCGTTGTCCCAATCTGGTTAATATCTCCGGCAAGGTCTTGGCAATGTTTAAAGTTTTAACCTTGGCCCGGCCGACTTCTTTATAATAATCTTTATAATCCTCATATCTCGGCTTATTGTCATCCTCCATATCTATCAGCTCGACAAAAACATTATCAATAAAAGCTTTTTTTAAATCCTGATTTAACTCTTGCCATCTGGTCCAACCGCCAAGCACCCATTCTGTTTCCGGGATCTCATCAGTTATTCTAAATCTTCGAATAACTACTCCGGAACCACCGACAAAATTAGAATAGTGTATATGCGGAGTTACCACATCTTGTTTAAGATCCTGACACCATTCCTCGAAAGTATCATAAGTTTCACTAAGAATATAATGCCGGGCTTGGACTATATCCAAGCTTCTCCAAGTAGTCATCTTTAACATTTCCACAAGCCAATCTTCTTCCACCAAAGTATCGTTATCAACTTTAGCTACAAACTCATCTCGTTTGGTTTGAGAAAAAAACCAATTCATGGCTCCGGCTACTCCGGTATTTTTATCAGCCAAATGTACTTTCAGCTTTTTACTTTTCAAACTTTTCAAATATTCTTGCGTGCCATCGGTAGAGGCATTGTCATATACATAGATCGGCCCGGTAGTTGATTTTATAAGCTTAGGCAATGATCGCTTGGTATAATCCAATCGATTGTAAGTAGTAAAAAGAACCGGGGTTTGTTTAGCTAACCATTTTACAAATCTTTGTTGACCATCCCTACGCATCTCCTTAACTGTTCCTTCCTTTTTTCCGGATGCTTCTCCCCAATGAGAAACGAATGATCCTTGGGCCCAGTATAATTCATACCCGGCTTTCCGGGCTAAGTTACACCACGCATGCTCACCTCCATAAAAAGGCACTTCATGCGGAAACCAAACTCCCTTTTTAAACAGCTCGGTTTTAACTACAAAACAATATCCGGATAGTTGCTCTAATAATTCAAACTTTCCTTTTCTTGTTTTAGCTTCCTGTTTTAAACTTCTTTGCTTGCCACCAACATTGTCGCCGGAAGGACCAACAGCTCCGGTATTTGGATCATTGAAAGCACGCATCATTTCCTTAAGCCATCCCTTGCTGACAAAAGCATCGTTATTTAAAAAGCAAATATACTTGCAATCTGTTTGCCGGGCAAACTCATTCCAAAGATCTGATAAAGGATAATTATCCTTGTAATTATCAAAGGTAGTAAGCTTGTAAGGATGTTCGGTATTTTCATGCACGCACCGGATGGCCTCTTCTTCAGCTTCCGGTAAGTTAAATTGTATCAATACGATCTCGACTGTTTCATCTCCTTCGTATTGAGGAAAGCTATGGTTCGGCTCCGGAAGCTCTACACCTTCAACATGGTGCGGACACTCTTCGGCCTGGATACCACAGTATTCACAGATCCCTTTAATTATTCTTGGTTTCATATTTTGGTGGCTTAATAAATTTGACATGGATCTTTTGTTCTTTGCAATAAGCTACTTCCGGTATCGGCTCCTGATCTCGATAAACCACCAGAGATAATTTATCACCATTCTTTTGAGCTTGCTCATTTAGATGGTCGATAAAATTAAAACAATTCCATTGTAGGCACCGATAAAGATTATCTTCTCCTACTAAAAACTTTAAGTTATTGATCCGATGTTCTTGATTTTGGATAGGGAAAAATTTATTCCGGGTAAAGAAAGGATAATCTTCAAATACTGCTATATAAAACTTTCCCTTCAGGCAATTTTTCCTGATCTCTTTTATTAAGTGGGTATGTTGCAGTCCTATGCAATCAAACCCTCCGACTGTAAAAGCTATTTTCATAATGCTTCTGTTAATTGGTCGGGAGTTTTTTTGAGGAACCCCCGGGAAAACCTCGGGCTTAGGTAGGATTGCTACCTAAACATGGTTCTATTTCTAAAAGGTAAACGGAAATGTATTGGGTACAAGGAAGCGGAGCTCTACGGACAAAGGTTTGCCAGTATCGACAATACTCATGTTTGTAGTAAAAACAATTCTGGCAAGCTTTGGCCACGAAAGAAGGACAATCAGAGGCGGTTATTCCCAAAATACAGTTGCCGGTAGTATTAAAAGCACATTTATCGCACCGCATATTCCTCCTTTCTTTCAAAGTGTTCACAGTTGAGAGCATCGTAACCGGGATAAGATATTATTCTTTTTTTGATCTGGCAATATCCATGCCGGTGAGGTTGACACTCTTCCCGATGACTGCAGTTATAACAATTTAAATTAGATCTTTTCATCACGCCTCCACGAATATTCGTTGACAGTGGTTGCATTTGAGTTCCAGAT